GGGGGCTGTGGTTACTTGGAACGCTACCGGAATTTTGTTTTTGGCTTTGATTGTAGTTGTCGTTGCCTATGCGGGCATGCGACTCAATCGAGTTGATTTCGAATCGACCGGCGCTCGCCTTGAGAACGTTGAAAGGGCCGTTAAGACGGCAAAACGCGTAAACGCTTGGCTTGCGCGAGTACAAAGCGTTACCAAGGAGACGGAAAATTATTTCGAAAGAAACAAATTAGCCATAAAGCTCTTCCTGGCTGGAGGGGCCCTTGGGATGCTCTGGTATACGACTAGACGTGAAGATGTCGATCTCACTGGTGGAATTCTTTCTACTAACGTGACTGATTCATCTATGAATACCTATGTCGTTGAGAGCGAGCAACAGCTTCCGAGCGTTGCTCCGAGATCTTGGGCCCAGCGTGAAGGAATCCTTTATAAGTTGGTTCCCAACACCCTCAACGTCTCTCAAAACGATTTGATCCCGAAAGCCAATTCGGCTGTGGTTGATTGTGAACTGATTGACGTTGAAACCAACAAAAAGTTGAAATGCAAAACCGTGATTTTAGGACCCCAGATCGTCGCCCTCAACAAACATTATGTTGTAAGAGGAGGAAGATTTTGGGATTTTGAACTCGTCATTGGCGGGAAGCAGTCCGTCTTCAAACATGAAGACGTTTATTTCCCGAATGATACGGAATTTGTATTTGTGCGTAACTTTTTCAACCCGCTAGCACCCAACCTTTACAAGTACTTGCAAAAGAATATTTCTTTTGTCTCTGGTAAAGGGGTTCTGGTCAGGGATGAAGGCGCACAACCGGTTGAGTTTCAACCCAATAGCTTTCGAAATCCCGAGAGCAACGAGATGTACAAGTCCTTTTCTTGCAATGTCCACTGCGTTCCTGGTGAATGCGGTGGTCTTCTTGTTAGTGAAGGACCCAATTCTGTTGTCCTTGGCGGGATTTCTGCTAATGTTGTGTCGGCCTGGAGTAGTCTAGGACGAGCGCAAGTAACACCAATAACTTGCTCCCATATCGATGAGGCTCTGCGATTCTTTGAATTACCTATGGTCGTTATGACGAAATGTAAATTAGAGGAATGCTCGGAGTTAGAAATGAGATCCGAGATCCGTAACGTCCCAAGTCCACATATTTTTGTGGTGGGAAGTTCGGAGAGAGGAAATCGTAGCTTTGTGAGCAAGTTTAGACAGACC